CTAATAGCGGAAGTCAATAACGGTGGAGATTTGGTCGAAAGAGTGGTAAGAACTATAGATAGGGACATACCGTACACTGCGGTCAGGGCCAGTAGAGGCAAAATAATTAGGGCGGAACCTATTGCGGCGCTATATGAGCAAAGTAAGGTTCACCATGTTGGAGAGTTTAAGGCGTTGGAAGATCAACTTACATCTTTTACACCAGAAGGTCGCAAGTCTCCTGACAGATTAGACGCTCTTGTTTGGGCATTAACGGATTTGACTCAGCACACAGGTCAACCGATATGGAGAATTAGCTAATGGCGGGTATCTTTGACAATTTGCGTGGTTTCTTTGCCCCGCAACCGTTTGAGCGGAAGGAAGCTCCAAAGGTTTACATGAGTGGTAACGGATTAGGTGCTGTCACACGGCGCGATAACTTTAAAAGTTACGCAACAGAAGGCTATCAACAGAACGCAATTGTGTATCGCTGCGTGAATGAGATTGCTAATGGAGCGGCCTCAATACCGATTAAGGTGTTTCAGGGGGATATGGAGCTTGAACAGCACCCGCTTCTTAGCCTTCTCAAGAGACCAAACCCAACGGAAGCAGGGATAGAATACTTTCAGTCGCTTTATAGTTATCTTTTGCTATCTGGTAACAGCTACGCACTTGCTAGTTCTGCAAGTAATATCCCCTCAGAGCTATATGTACTTCGCCCAGATCGGATAACAATTGTTGGTGGGGAAACATCAATACCAAAGTCTTATGATTATACCTTAGGCGGTAAAGTTGTAAATTCGTATGAAGCAGACCCGGTTACAGGTCAGTCTGAGGTCAAGCATTTTAAATTATGGAACCCATTGGATGATTATCTAGGTCTTTCACCGCTGATGGCGGCGGCTGTCGATCTTGACCAGCACAATATGATTGCAAAGCATAACGTGGGTTTGCTTATGAACGGGGCCAGACCTTCCGGTGCCATCGTGTTTAAGCCTAGAGACGAAAACGGAAACAGCCTTATGTTGTCTGAATCTCAGCGCAAACAGGTTGGTGACGATCTTAGCAGACATTTCTCTGGGGCTAAAAACGCTGGTAGGCCAATGCTCTTAGAAGGCGACTTTGATTGGAAGGAAATGGCTCTCTCGCCGCGAGACATGGATTTTCTTCAGCACAAGCACATGGCGGCTAAAGACATTGCCCTTTGCTTTGGCGTACCGTCTCAGCTTATCGGCATTCCAGACAGTCAAACTTATGCAAACGTACAGGAAGCCAGATTGGCTCTTTACGAAGAGACCATTATTCCCTTGGCCCGTAGGGTTGAGAGCGACTTAAACGAGTGGTTGGCGCCAAGTTTCGGAGACAACATTACTATTAAGTATGATATTGATAGCATCCCCGCGATGACAGAGCGCCGCCGCCGCACGTATGAAAATGTTGTTTCTGCTGTTCGTGAAGGAATTATAAGCCGAAATGAAGCCCGTGACAGGCTTGGACTTGAGCCAATCACAGGCGGTGATGAAGTCTTTATTGCAGCAAATCTTTTCCCACTTGGTGGTCCAGATGTTCCAGAGAATGTAAGTGACGATCCAGAAGGTGACGGGAAGTCTGCATATGGAGAGTTGAAGCTTGATGAATATCCAGACGGTGAAGAAGTGCCGCCTTCTCTGCCAGATGCTTATGGGCTAGGAGACGAGGAAAAGAATTGTGGGAACTGCATCCATAATATCGAAGGGTATTGTGAATTATTTAAAGCAGAAATTAGATCCGAGTACGTATGCAAGCGTTGGGCAGATGAAGGTGAGGCAAAAGCTGAGAGTGACGTAGACACACTCCCGACTTCAGCTATGGCGCGTAACGCACAAAGGGCGCTTGATCTCCGCAAGGAATATGGCCGTGGAATGACCCAAGTAGGTGTCGCCAGAGCCAATCAGCTTATAGCTAAAGAGAGGTTATCCCCACGCACTGTCCGCAGGATGCATAGCTTTTTCAGTCGACATGAAGTTGATAAGCAAGCCGAGGGGTTCCGCAGAGGTGAAGAGGGATGGCCCAGTGCAGGTTTGATCTCATGGCTTGGTTGGGGCGGTGATGAAGGCCAGTCTTGGGCGCGTAAAAAAAGATCGCAACTAGATGATGAGCGAGATAAGTCTCTTGAGCTTTTAAGCCATTTTGCAGATTGGGCTGATGCACCTAACCAGCCTGAGATCAAAGCTGATGAAATTAGCGAAGCTGTAAAGAAGAGCTTGGCTGAAAAAGTTAAAGATCACAACGAAAAGCACGGTGTTGGAAAAGAAAAGCGAGTTACGCAGCGTATGCTTGAAGCAGTCTTCCGTAGAGGTGTTGGCGCTTATAATACAAACCCTCAAGGGGTTCGGCCTAGCGTTAATAGTGCTGACCAATGGGCTTATGCTAGAGTGAATGGTTTCTTGAGCGCGGTTCGTACTGGTAGGTTTAAGAGTGGCAAGTTCGACACTGATCTTCTCCCAGAGGGGCATCCACTAAGGTCGAAAGATTAAGGGGGCTCAACAGCCCCCCATCTCCTCATATTGAGATTGTTCTCTTCGCAAATCTTCTAAAAGTTTTTCAGAATTTTTAGCTTCCTCTAATTGTCCAGAGGAGTACAGTTCTTTAGTCTTTTTTTCGCGCGACTTGATAAGGCTTTCAACGAGGGTGTGGTATTTTGCTATCATTTTATTCTCCTATTAGCTTTGAAAGGTATTGGATAATCCAAGGTGAATAAAGGATTACCAAAGTGAAAACGGCTATGGTCAAAAATTCGGATACAATTGTTAAGCCATTTGTGATATAGTTTACACAGAAACGTGTTTTTTCGGTTTTTTTCATGTTTCAGTTCCTCCCAGAACTACCCCCATCCACGGTTCTCCAGACTAGGATGGGGGGATTTTAATTAACTATAAGTTACGATTTTGCAAAGTTCTTGGACAAGCTCTTTGCCGTATGGGGTGAAAAGAACGCCCCTTTTCCAAACCCAATGTTCAACACATTGTCCGCTGTCGAACCTTTCATTTTGGGTCATAATCCTAAGAGCTTCAGACCGATCTTTGGCACCAAGAGAGATGTGTTTTTCAATTTCAGCCTTTAAGGTATTTAGGTCAGCGTCTTGCTTTGTTTTTGCAAGTTCTGCGTTATTAGCAACCATATCGCCGAGTTGGTCCCAGCGAGCTTGTTTTTCGGCAGGTGGCATCATGTTCCAATTATCCATGATAATCCCACGGGGGCGGAAGCCATAGGCCTCCTTATGATAATCTGAAAAAAGTTCATCTGAATAATTATAAGTCATTACGCTACTCCCGCGAACAAAGGTTGCATTGTTGAAAAAACTTTATTGAAGGCATTGGCTTCGGCTGCGTAATCGTCAAACCAATCTTCATCGCACTCATAACGCGCATCCGGATTCAAGCAGCTGGCGCAGTATTCCTTCCAAGAACGCTTCATTGCTTCCATTCCTTCAAGCAAATCTCCACGCCCATGCATAGACATTAGTTTTTTTGCGCATTCAAAAGTTACATCTTCTTGATAAAAAGTAGGGATACGGAACATTTTGACCTCCATTGAGTTTTGATAAGATGACTATTGCCTTCACTCAAACCAAAGTAAACCCCTAGTTTACCATAAAATGCAGTTAGACGAAAAAAAATAGAGATGCTATAAGGGGGCATGAACTTTCCTGTATTCATAAAAGCTGGTCGAACTAGGGTTTCCATCGCAAAGGAAATCCGAGAGGTGAGCAGACTGCGCTTGCAGTTTGAACGCTCAATGCAGAGCAGCCTGATGGGTGTCTTCAAAAAGGTGGGTAAGGCCGCAGCTAGTGAGTATGAGCTCTCAGGGGGCGTTACAGAGGCTCTCGCGCCCCTTTCTGGGGAATTGGAGAAGGTGTTTCGGGCACATTATGCAGCTGTCGTTGAGAAATTCGGAGATAGGGTCTACGAAAACCGAAAACTGGAGCGGTTCGGTCAGCTAATCTTTCAGCTTTATGAGCAGGAGGGGGCTAAAAAGATCGTAGGGATTTCTAATACGACCAGAAATATCATCCTTAAAGCGATTACTTTAGGGGAGAAGGATGGCCTTGGTGTTCGTCCAATAGCTAAATTGATTGAGGAACGAACATTCGGAGCTATGGGAAGGGCAAGGGCGAAAACAATCGCCAGAACCGAGACCCACGCTGCTGCATCATATGCAACTTATGAGGCGAACAAGGAGCTTGCTCTCCCTGCCCAGCGCAAGACTTGGGTGAGTGTAATGGACGGAAGGACTAGGCCGTACCACGCTGCTGCTAATGGGCAAGAGGTCGGGATAGATGAGCCTTTTATCGTCAGGTACAAAGGCCAAGAAATTCGCATGATGTACCCGCACGATGGCTCTGGCGGTGCAGCAAACAACATAAACTGTCGGTGCTTGGCGATTTATTATACAAACGAAGATGCTTTATTTGATTCATTCGGAGAAGAGAATATTCAGGTTCCAAAGGTTGACCTGAAGCCTGAGATAGACCTGACTGATAAAATGCAAGTTACGGGCTTTTCCAAAGCAGACCTCAATGTCGCTCTTAATGATTTGCTAACGCCACTTACTGCAAGGGTCGCTTCGAAGCTCTCCAAGCCAAGAAAAATCGTCGGTAAGCCAAACGCGGGTGTTTATTATTCTGGCACTAAAACGATTGAGAGTGGCTTAGAGAGGCAAGTCATAGCCCATGAGTACGGACACCACGTTGACAGGTCACTGTATGAAGGTGGGAATAAGTTCTCAACTTATTGGTCTGAAAAGGGATTGGCCGCAGCTTGGGCGGCTGACAAAAAGGCTATGAAAGTTACCAGACTTTCCGAAGAGGCTAGGGAAATAAGGTTCGATGAAATAAAATCAGAAATATTTGATTTAGAAGTAAAGACCGTTCAAAGGGCAGATGGTACAACCGTAACCTTTACAAAAAACAAGGGTCTTGCGTTTGATGGCGCGGACGCCCTTTCAGATATAATTGACAGCTTCACTAATGGTAAGTTCTACAAATCAGGGGCTTACGGTCATGGATATAACTACTGGAGGTCGCGAAAGGGAAGCGGCGCACAGGCGGAGGCTTTTGCTAATCTCTATCAAATACAAAGCTCACCAGAAGCAGTGGCTTACGCAAAAAAGAACTTCCCTAATTTGTGGAAGGCTTTCATGGATAAATTGGAGGAATTTGATGCTAACAATTGATGATGTGATAAAGGAATATATTGAAAAGTTCGGTGTTGAGCCTGTTCTGGGACGTGGGTTCTCAGGGGATCACATAGAGCTTCTAATCAATGCAATGGACAGCGACACCCAGCTTGTTGATGAGGATTTCAGCGACAAAGACCCGGCACTTGTTTCCTTGTAACACTACCACTAGACGCGAAACCGTGTTATATGTTAGTTTATTGGTAATTTAGGTGCGGTATAAAGAGGACAAAAAGATGTCAGACGAAAACCAAGTCGATATTGAAGAGTATATCGCGGAGGCCGAGCATAAGTCGGAGACCCTTGACGTGGCTTTTGAATACAAAGCTGATGAAGAAGAGGGAACATTCTCTGGTTATGGTTCAATTTTTGGCAATAAAGACCTTGGAAACGATATTGTCGTTGAGGGAGCTTTCGCTAAATCAATTGGCCGAAAGGGTGCAAAGGCTGTTAAGCTTCTATACCAGCACCGTCAAGATGAGCCGATTGGCGTCTTTGATGAGATTACCGAAGACCGCCGTGGGCTAAAAGTAAAAGGTCGCTTGGCAATGGGAACCCAGCGTGGCCGAGAGGTTTATGAATTAATGAAGATGGGCGCACTTGATGGTCTTTCAATTGGCTATCGTGTTGACCCAAAAGGTGTGGACTATGATGAGAAGGGCAAGCGCCGTTATCTCAAGTCTGTAGACCTTATGGAGATTTCTGCTGTTACTTTCCCCATGAACCCACGCGCACGGGTCCAAGCGGTAAAAGGCACAGAACGCTCAGTACGGGAATGGGAGCATTTTCTTCGGGATGAAGGAAACCTATCTCGCACTGAAGCAAAGGCGGCGGCATCTGCCGTTACCAAGGCACTGGAACAGCGGGATGCTGTGAAAGAGGAAACGCCTAAAGTCCTTGAGGCTCTAAACAGCCTTACCAACATCCTAAAAACTTAAACGGAAAGGATCATCCCAATGGAAGATCAAGTAAAAACAGCCGTTGAAGCGATGGCAGGTGCCTTTGAAGAATTCAAAAAGGTAAATGATGATCGCTTGGCTCAAATTGAATCAAAGGGTTCTGCTGACCCACTTCTTGAAGAAAAGCTTGCCAAGATCGAAGGTGATCTAGATCGCTTTGAAAGCGTAAACCAAAAGCTTACCCAACAGCAAAAGCATTCTGAAGGCTTTGAAGCAAAGCTGAACGAAATCGAAACAATGCTCAAGCGTCCAGCCAATGCTATGGAAGCAAAAGATGTCGATCTGTCTTTGAAGGCATGGGACAGCTTCATGCGTAAGGGTGAAAGCCATATGGATGAAATGGAGCTTAAAGCTCTGACCGTTGGCACTGCCGCAACTGCTGGTAACTTGGCACCCGCTGAGTACGTAGAAGAGCTTATCAAGGTAATCACTGAGATTTCCCCAGTTCGTTCTGTCGCCCGTGTTCGTCAAACATCCAACAAAGAAATTGAAGTTCCAAGCAAAACAGCATCATTCGCTGCCGCATGGACTGCTGAAACTGGCTCTCGCACAGAGACAACTGGTTACACAACTTCTTTGAATACCATCCCAACCCATGAGCTTTATGCTTTGGTTGATATTTCTGGTATGTTGCTAGAAGACAGTGTTTTTGACCTTGAAGCTGAAATGAACACTGAGTTCGCAGAACAGTTTGCAAAGGCTGAAGGCAATGCTTTCTTGGTAGGTAATGGCACTAATAAGCCAACAGGTATCCTTGACGGGACTACTGTTGCTTCTACGACCGCCGCTGCTGCCGCTGCAATCGCAACAGATGATATCATGGACTTGGTACATGGTTTGAAGTCTGAGTATGCCCGTAATGCATCCTTCATGATGAACCGTTCAACTCTTGGTGCAATCCGTAAGCTGAAAGATACTGCTGGTCAGTATATCTTCCAGACTGGTTTC